AACAACGATTTATGAGAGATCATCGGAGTATGAGAGAGCATTAACTGAGATGTCAATGTTTGTAACTATAGGCAAAAATGCTTCGGATGACGCGGCTGATTCAATAGCCCAGATAGCCGAGAGAGCATTCGACACATTGCAACGCAGAACAGTAGTTATGGATTGTCCATTTTAGGAGGGTGAGCATGACAGCAAAACAGTATTTACAGGATTATAGAAAGATAGAGGGCAAGTACAAAGCTGCCGTAGAAGAATATAAGAACGTAGAATCTGAGATGGTATCGCTTAAAAGCCCTAATCTGGATGGAGATAGGGTTCAGAGCAGCCCGAAGAGTGATCCAATCGGTGAGATAGTGGTCAATCTTGAGGACGAAAAGGCAAAAATCGGGCTAAAGATGGTGAGATTCAATAGTCAGATGCTAATGATTCGCAAGCAGATAGCTCAGATGGAGTCAGTTGACAACGACTTCTATGTGATCCTGATTTTTCGCTATGTGCTTTACAAGGATTGGAAGTTCGTGTGCGACAAATTGAATATGTCAAGAGCGCAGGCAAACGTGCTTCATGGCAAGGCATTACTTGAATTTGACCGCAAATTTAACCAAATTTACTGCGATAGATGAAAAGTCAAGACATTTTAGACAAAAAAGACATTTTAGCGTTTGCAAAACCCCTTAAAATGTGATTTTAATAAAGTTGGATAGATAGGAATAGCGCCCCGTGCATCGAGCATGGGGCTTTTTCTTTGGGAGAACAAGAATGATAGTGGATAGAAACGATAGTTATTCAAGCCCGATTTACAATACCAAGCTCGGCAGACAGATAATCTACACGCCAGAGCCGATTGTAACGAGGGACAACTTAATAGATGTGCTGACATCAGCCGAGGGAGTACATAGACAGAATGTCGCTGACATCAAGTATCTGCTCCGTTACGAAAAGGGAGATCAGCCGCTTAACCGAGTAAAGAAGGTTCGCCCAGAGATAGATATCTGCGATGTAGACAACATAGCGAATCAGATTACCGAGTTTAAGCTTGGTTATGACTGGGGTTATCCGATATCACTTATTCAGCGAGGACAGAATGCAGAAAGCAATTCTGAGGCTATAGCGATGCTGAATGACTACTATGAACTTGCAGGAAACCGCGGCAAGCAACAGGAACTAGCCCGTTACGTTGAAATTACGGGAATCGGATATACCTACGTTGATATAAATGACAGCTATGAGCCAGGTGAAAGCCCATTTACACTTGATGTGCTGAATCCTGAGTTCACCTTCGTAGTTCGTAGCACATATTACACGGACAACCGCGTAGTGCTTGCAGTTACGTTCAGCGATACGGACGAAAAGGGCAACAAGCAGTACAACTGTTTCACGCCTGATAGCAGATTCGTTGTCAAAGGTAGCAAAATAGACAGCGAATGGCTGAATCCGTTAGGGGTTATACCGATAATTGAGTGGATAAGAGCATATGACAGAATGGGCTGTTTTGAGCGACAGATACCTGAGATGGATGCTCTTAATCTTCTCAACTCGGATTTCCTGAATGACGTAGATCAGAATACTCAGGCAATTTGGCACGCAAACGATGTTGAGTTCGCAACTGAGGAAATAACCCTTGAGGACGGAACTACGATAACAAAGACCAAGCGTCCTGAGAACGGACAATGGTTACAGACATTCAGTAATCCAAACGGAAAGCCGACCATTACGCCACTGACAGTTAACTATAACTACTCAGGTGTTCTTAACAACATCGTGACTAAACGACAGACCATATTGTCAAAGTGCGATGTTCCTCAGAGAGCAGATACATCCGGCGGTTCGTCAGGTGTGGCTATGTCAGATGCATCTGGATGGAGTGCAGCCGAAGCATCAGCAAGCAAGAAAGAGAACATTCAGGACCTTTGCAAGTGTGCTGAACTGAAAGTTGTTTTCAGGGCAATTCAGCGACAGAGCAAGATTCCGTCAGACGATCCGATTAAGACACTTACACTTGCTGACATAAAGCCATACATTAAGCGTCAGAAGTCTTACGAAATGACCGTAAAGACAAATGCTTTCGCTACAATGGTTGCTCATGGAATCAACGGCCTTGATGCAATGCAGAGCATTAACTTCTTCGATGATCCGAGTCAGGTTTGGGAGAGAAGCAAGGCAACAATCGAGCAGTATCAGCAAAAGACATTTGGTGAGGAACCTAATCAGGGTGACAAGCTGTTTGAGGTTGATACGGAACTGTCGAGTGACAGGATAACAGACCAGATAGATAGGAGTCCTAACATAAATGGCTGATACTCAGAACTTCGACAAACTGAATATCCTTAAGCGCCGGTCAATCCCTTACGAAGAGTATTTCGGGGATATGGATTTATCCCCGAAACAAAAGAAAGACCGTAAGGAACTCGCGCTGATTCTTGAGGATTATATAATGCTGTTTTTTAGCCTTATAGAAAGCGGTGTATCGGAGTTGACCGTATGTCAGGAAATGACATATGAACTGTATAAGATAATTGACGATAAAGATTATTTCGTGGATGAACAGCAACTTGACAGATATGTAACCGAAACCGTCAAGAACACTTACCGTACCACGATTGATAATATCCGCGAACATCCAAATGATGTTATTCCGAGTGCGGATGTGACAGAGGAAGAGATTAAGGACATCTTAGCAGAAACAGGCGTTGTGCCGGAAGATAAGGTAACACCTTATTGGACATCAGATGACAGAGCGAAGTTCATAGCTGAAAATGAAGCTAACACATTGTTTAACAGCAAAGAGTTTACCGATGCTATTAAAGCAGATAAGAAATATAAGATATGGAAAACTTTTGCGGATGACAAAGTAAGACTAACTCATGTAGAGGTTGACGTTACGATGTTACCGATAGACGATTATTTTTCTGTTGGAGCTGCAAGGATGCTTTATCCGAAGGATGTGACAAGCCCTGACTCAACAGGCGAGGATCACTTAGAAGAAGTTATTAATTGCAGATGCCATTGTTTATACATCTAAATACCAACAAATCAGGAATTTACGGAGAAATCTGTAGGTTCCTTTTTTTATACATCGGAGCAGAGAAGCTCCCAAAAAACGCAACCAAATAAAGGCAGAGAAGCCGAGAAAAACGCAAATTTAGGCACACAGAGAAGTGGGCGTAAGAAATTAAACGCAGAAAGGACATAGGTAAATATTTATGGACGAGAACACAAACATTCAGACACCCGAAACTACAGACAATGCTTTTCAGCCGGAAGTTAAAGCAACTCCGACAACTGAAAACGAACCCACCACAGCAGTTGACGCAGAGGAACAGCTTCAAAAGCTTTTAGTTGAGAATGCAAAGCTGAAAAGGGCAATGGATAAGGCTTCAAGCGAGGCCGCCGATTATAAGAAAAAGTACAATGCGACTCTTTCTGAGAAAGAGAAAGCAGACTTAGAAAAAGCAGAGGCACAGGCCGCAAGAGACTTAAGACTTGCTGAATTGGAGCGAGAAAACTCGATCCATAAGTTTACAGAGCAGTTCCTTGACCTTGGCTACGACAAAGCATCCGCAATCGAAGCTGCAACCGCCCAGGTTGATGGTGATGTAGATGCTCTTTTTAAGTTACAGAAAAAGGTAATTGACGAGAAGGTTTTAGCAAAGGAACAGGAAATGTATAAATCAATTCCGCGAGCAAAGACCGGCACATACGCTTCGATGACCAAAGAGCAGATTATGGCGATTTCGGACAGAGAGGAACGCCGCAGAGCTATCGCGGAGAACATGGAATTATTCAATTAAAAAATTTGATAGGAGGAAATAAATATGCCTACTAACGTAACAAACGAAGCAGAAGCTAAACTTAGTAAGTCAGCTAATTTTGCGAGAGTTCGTGAAAGAGAATTTGTAGAGCTTTTCGCAGGCGATATCAGAAAGCTTGTTGAAGCACTTGGCGTTACAAGAAAGATTCAGAAGGAATCTGGTTCTGTACTCAAGGTTCAGAAGGTAACAGGAACCCTTGAAAATGGTTCAATTCCAGAGGGCGAGATTATCCCACTTAGCGAGTTCGCTACAACTTGGGAGCCAATCGGAGAGATTACCCTTAAGAAGTGGAGAAAGTCAACCACTATCGAGGCTATTAACGATAAGGGTTACGATCAGGCTGTCACAATGACAACTGACAAGATGCTTAAGCTTATCCAGAGAGCAATCAGAAGTGATTTCTTCACATTCCTTGCTACAGGAACAAGAACAGCTACAGGAAACGGATTCCAGGATACCCTTGCTAATGCATGGGGACAGCTTCAGGTGATCTTTGAGGATACAGACGTTCAGCCGGTATTCTTCATGAACCCACTTGATGTTGCATCATACCTTGGAACTGCAAGCATCAGCTTACAGACACTTTTCGGTATGACATACCTTAAGAACTTCCTTGGTCTTGGTGATGTATTCCTTAACAGCGATGTACCACAGGGCAAGATTTACGCAACAGTAAAGGATAACATCGTACTTTACTATGTAAATGCATCTGCGCCTGACATCAGCGAGGGATTCAGCTTCACAACTGACCAGACAGGACTTATCGGTATTCATGAGTACCCAGACTATGACCGTGACACAGTAAACAACTCAGTTGTTTCAGGTATCAAGCTTTTCGCTGAGAACCTTTACGGCGTTGTTGTTGGTACAATCGGTAATTCACCGTCTGCATAAAAAAGTAAATAGCGAGGACGTAATATGGATATCAATGAAATTTTAGAATCTCTAAAAATCACATTGGAAATCACGGAGGAATCGGACGAAGCCATATTAACAGAAATCCTCAACGATGTAGTCAGCGAGGTTAAGCTGCGCAGGAGATATCCGGCAAGCATGACCGAAGAACAGATAGACGCTGACCTACAGAAATACATTTGGGTAATTAAAAAGGTTGCGAGTGGTCGCTACGACAAGTTAGGTGCTTCATCAGAGGACGGACATTCGGAGAATGGAGTCAATCGTACATTTACCGAAGAAGCGAAACTGCTTGACGGGATTGTGGCTTTCGCAACCTTGTTTTAAGCCCAAGCAGATGTGCGTGTTGAGGGTGTGTTCTTCCGTGCATCCTTAATGCAAGGGTGTGTGTTAATAATTTGGTGGTGGGCGGCACACTTAAAATAAGCGAGGTAAATCAAATGACTATCGAAGTTACGATTCTAATATCTGTCATTTCGGTTGCCTTTGCTATCTTCTTTGGAATAAAGAGCAACCGAAGAGAGGATGTAAAGATCATAGAGGAACGAGCGACTAAGAACGCTGAAATCAATTATAAACTCGACACAATATCAGGGAATGTTAATGACATCAAGTATGACGTTAGCGCCACAAGACAGAAGGTTGAGGACATGGATAAGCGTTTGGTTATAGTTGAGCAATCTGCTAAGTCTGCACATCATCGCATAGATAGGTTGGAAGGAAAGGAGGAACCGTAAATGCTTGAGAATATCAAGAATAAGTCATTTTGGAGAGCGACAGCAAT